TATTTCTTAGCTTCTTCTATCGTGTTAAATTCTTTATTTCCTGCTCCTGTGCCAAAGTCTACTAAATATTTTTTCATTTTCAAATCCTCCGTTTTTTTATTACCCTGTTCAGGTTGAGCGGAAGGAGTTTCTCAACTCCTGCTCCGGCATTCTCGGAACTGTCCCTTGCCCTGGCAATTATATTTCTTCTTCAGTTATGCACCAACCACCTAAAAATCTTGTGTAAATTTTACATATTTTATAGTGTCCATTTCGCAACACTCTGTACTCTCTTAATGGTAAAAATACATTTTGTTGTGCGGGATTTATTGTCCTGCTTATAATTTCTCTATATTCTTCATATCCCTTTTTTAACAACCATTCAACCGCTTCATAAAAATCTTTTAATATACATTCGTTGTGTTCTTCTGTAGTCATTTCAAGGCTATAATCTGCTTTTGTGTCATTGCAAATATATGTCATTTGCTTAACTTCTGGATAATACTTTCTTATAATTTTCATTTTTAACACTCCTTTATATTTTTGCTCCATCTGCATTTTGCTTACGGGCTTTGGACCGTCATTGGCTGCATTAAGCTGTTATACCTTTTCCCTTTGTCTGCCTCCTACCCTGTTAGGGCGTATGACCCGCTCGACCGTTTCCGGCGTCTTGGCGTGGCTTGTGGGGATATTTACTTTTGTACTATCAATATAGTACACAAGCAAGCAACTGTCAAGACATTTATTGTTAAACTTTTGTAATAATTCCTACAATCCCCTAAAAATGCACAAATATTAGCGTTTTTTTGTGGTATTATGATATGTGTAAAATTATAATAAATAAAAAATTGTAACAAAATAGGAGGTGCTGGCAATGGCACGGGACAAGGCTGTCAAAAATAGCACGGCCGGAGAAGCTATTACAGACACGCAAAACAACAAAGGTGTAAAAGTATCAACACAACCAAATGCGTGCTTTAAATCGCAAATAAATGGCTCACAGGATAAAAAAAATGAACTAATAATAGATAAAGGCGGTAGACCCCCACTTATAATAGATTATGACAAATTAACGGAATATGCATCGCAAGATATTACAAACAAAGAAATAGCAGAAGCATTAGATATGTCCGTTGCTTCTTTTTATAACAAGATGAAAACAGATGAAAATTTCCGGCAGGCGTATGAGCAAGGCATGGAGAATCGAAAGTACGAATTAGAAAAAGCACTATATAGACGTGCTGCAGGCTACCAAGCAGAAGAAGTCGTAATAGAGAAAGACGAATCAGGAAATGTTGTCAAAACTAAAATTACAGATAAAACCTATGTCCCTGATACAACTGCACTTATATTTGCACTATCAAACATTATGCCAGATAAATACAAACAAAAAGGCCCAGAGTCAAAGTTAGACGTAAACATTAATGTTAATCAAATCAACAAATTATCCGATAACGAACTCATAAAAATAGCTTCCGGGGCAATAATAGATGCCGTTGATTACAGCATAGAATAAAAAGGGGTAAAAGAAAGGAAAAAAGCTGATTATTTGTAGTTTATAGACGCGCAACTTAAAAAAGAGTATATTTTCAACCTTCCTGCAGCGGCCTATTTATTCATTATTCCTGCATACTTAATCCAAAAGTATCAAAAAACACCGACAAAACACTTTATTTCTTGCATAAATATATTAATTTTATTCACCGATTATGCATTTTAGTTTATACATTTTACAGTAAAATTTCACAATCTCAATAAAACGTTCAAATATCAACATTTCTCAATAAAACAAAGTGCCACAAAATACACATTTAGCGACATAATTGGTGAGTTTTCAGCGTTTTGACCTGTTTTCACTGTATACAGTATGCAAAACCAAAAATCCCCCTCCAGCAGCAGCGACAATCTCCTAAAAGCAAATAGCCATAGCAGGACAGCAGATTAGACAATGGCAGGCAGCAGTATTAGATTCCAATTTGCGTTCATGGTGGTGGGGGTGCATCCTCTTTTTGGTGGGGGGTGGGTTTTAAAAACACATATGGTTCCCCCCTTCTCCCCCATACAGTTTTTCTAAAGAACACTTTAGGGGGGTGTACCTCTTTGTAGGAAGGAAAGCGAATAGAGGGAGTGAAAAATATAAAAAAATAATTTTTGTAAAAGAGTGTTTTTAAGACCGTACTAAAATGTCGGCTACCCCTCCATTTTAAGAAATTGGGTGCTTTTTTTAAAATTAGAAATGTAAATAAAAAGACCAAGAATAAAACCCTGACGGAAAATAGCACTTTGCTTTCATATTTCAAGCTAAAGTGAATAAAAAAAGCTGGGGTGAAATGACCTCAGGTAATGGGGTGAAATGACCTCAGGTTATACGGTGGTGGATTTATGGAAGTTACTGTTAAGAAAGAAGTAATAGTTGATTATAAAAAGTCTGGAAATACAATACATCAAGTAATAACAGACGCTGAAACAGGTGAGGTATTAGACCAAAAATGGATAACTGATAACAAAGGCAAGCCAGGTAAGAAAGAAAATAGAGGAGCTTATTTTGTTAAGTTATATAAAACTAATTTAATTCAAATTGTTTCCCAAAAAGCGAAAGAAAAAAAATTAGATTTAAACGAAGCTGGATTGTTATTTATGTTATTAGCATTAACAGGGTGGCAAACGCCTTACATAGTTCATCCTGAAACTAAAAAGAATATGAGTTGCAGCGAAATAGCTGACTTTTTACATTTAGATAGAAAGAATGTAGGTAATTTATTAGATAGGCTTGTAAACAAAGGCATGGTTAGTAAAGTTGTAAATGGCAACGGTAGAGCAAATAACTATATGATTAATACCAATGTTGCATTTTGGGGCAAGACTATTAATGACACTAATCATTTAGATGTGTTTAAAAATTGTCCTTACATTCCCGATGTTACTATCAAGTACAGAAAAACACCTAAAAAAAAATAAATAAGTTAAAACAGCATAAAGACGGATTGCAACCGAAACAAGCACTTTCTACCATGCCGAAAGTAGGTGATTAAAATGCTACCTATCAATAAAATTTATAACATGGATTGCGATTATTGACTTTCACGCTGATTTTGTGATATAATTTCAGCGTGAAAGTTGGTGATTTTTTTGAAATACAATGCAATCGAAAAACTTATTGCAGAAAACAATGGGATTTTGAAAACGGCTGATGTTGTTGCCGCTGGCATTTCCCAAGCACTATTGCGAATTAGCAGAAAAAAGAATATCCGAACACCACGAACAATTAAAGATTGTAGGTGATTAAATGTTAGAACTTAATCACTTATATAACATGGATTGTTTAGAGGGTATGAAGCTAATTGATGATAAATCAATAGATATGATACTTTGCGATTTACCTTATGGGACTACAAAATGCAAATGGGATGTTGTTATTCCTTTTAAGCCTCTATGGGAACAATACGAGAGAGTTATTAAAGATAGTGGGGCTATTGTTTTATTTGGTAAAGAGCCTTTTAGTAGTCAGTTAAGAGTATCTAATTTAGATATGTATAGGTATGATTGGATATGGGTTAAGGATACTAAAAGTAATTTTATGCAGGCAAATCATCAGCCTTTGAATAATATAGAATTGATTTCTGTATTTGGAAAGGGTTATGTTCGTAGTATAAAAGATAAAGTTATGATGACATATAATCCTCAATTCACAGAGGGTAAAGAATATAAGTTACCTAAAGTGAGTAAAACAACAGATTTATTTGGGGAAAATCATAAAAATGGTGTTTATAAGCATTATGATAGAGATACAAGTAAGAGGTATCCCTATAATATAATTCAATTTAATATGGATAAACCAAAGGTTCATCCAACACAGAAGCCAGTAGCTCTATTTGAGTATCTTATCAAGACATACACAAATGAAGGAGAAACAGTATTAGATAACTGTATGGGAAGTGGCACGACAGCAATAGCTTGTATAAACACGAACAGAAATTATATCGGATTTGAGTTAGATACAGACTACTTTAATATAGCAACAGAACGAATTGAAAACCATAAACAGCAACTAACACTTTTCTAAGCGTTTTTTTTATTACAAAAATTGAGGTGATTCCATTGGATATAATACCAATAGAAGTCAAAAAGAAATGCGTTGACATGGCTAATAGCGGTAAGACGACAAGAGAAGTCTACACAGAATATTACAGCAAACATCATGATTTGTCCTTTGAAAGCTTCAAAAGGCAATTAAAGCGGTGGAAGAAGAAAGTTTATGCAGATAATAAAATCTTAGAAACAGGTAATCTTGGCTATAAATTCACTCCATATGCAACAACTGTTCAAATAGGAAAATACGGAAAAATAACACAAAGTTGGATAAAGTCAAAGGCAGAAGATAGTTTATATATTGAATTAATAGAAAATATCAAGAATTTACCTTCATTCGAGCCTATTCCAAAGCGAGACAAGCAGGCAGTCGATAGAATGTTAGAAATTCCCTTTGATGATATGCATTGGGGTGTTGCCACATTTGAAGATTACTTAGATACCTTGCAAGATACATTAGAAATTATAGAATCACATCAATACAAAGAGATTAATATAATTATTGGTGCTGACTTACTACATACAGAAGATTTTAAAGGTCATACCTCAAACGGTACATATATAGGCGAGATTGATATTGTAAAAGCATATAACGATGCATTAAGATTTTACTTTGCAATAATGGAAAAAGCGTTAGAGTGTAGCGAGAGAGTAAGAGTAATTTATTCTTTAGGCAATCATTCGGCTACCCTGTCGTGGACAATAGTACAAGTCCTAAAAGTAAAGTTCCCACAAGCTGAATATGACGATTCTATTGACGATTTAAGAAAAGTTATTACCTTTGGCAATATATTTATTGGCTTTACTCATGGCGATACCATTAAAAGCAATTTGAGAGACATTAAAGATTTATTTGTTGAAGAAAATACAATGGCATACGCAAAAGCTAAAATAAAGGAAATTCATGTATCACATCTACACTTGCAAAAGGAAACCGGGGATATAAACGGCTGCGTAGTTAGAAGATTATCAACAAAGGTTCCTGCTGATAAATGGAGTAAGAAACATGGTTTTACATCGGCAGTTAAAAGATTTATGTTGTTTGAGTATAGTTCGGACAAGCTATTATCAATACATTACGTTTAAAAAGAAAAAATACTGATAAAAGCAGCAAAAGATAAACAGAAACAGCTATACAGAAATATCAACAAGGGTGTGAGAGTATGACTATTGGCGAATATATACAAGAAAAAGACAAAGAAATTTATAAAAAACTAATGAAACTGACTAAGCCCAAAATACCGTTGGGGGATAAAATAGAAAATCTAATGTACCACGATTCTTATAAAAGAGTAAACCGAAGAATACGACAACGGTAATATCTTATCCGAGGCAAGAATTGCGACAGCCTACCTCCACTGTCCTATCTTGCCTTTTTAAGTAGGTGATAGAAATGGATAAACTAACAGAACAACAACAACTTGCCATAGCAGCAAGACAAGAGTTGGCAAGGAGAGAGTTAGAACGTAGGAAAATAAAGAGTGACTTAAAATATTTCATAGAAAACTATGTTTATATTGAAAACAAAGACGGTCAAACACCCGAAGAACGTTCTATCTTGTTTAAATTATTTCCCGAACAGTTAAGAGCATTAGACGAAATGATTAAACATAAACTTAACATTGTCATTAAAGCAAGGCAGTTAGGTATTACATGGCTAATAATTTCATACGCTTTACATGAATGTTTTGCTATACAACAGTTTACAGTAGCAATACTTTCACAAACAGAAGATTACATGAAAGAAGCAATAGACAGGTTTGAATATATACTCATTCGTTTGCCTAAATGGTTTATACAAGAGAAAAACAAAGAAACGGAGTCTATTGCAAATCTTTTTTTATACGAGAAAAAATCAGCAGAAATAACAATATATCACCCTGTAAACGAACAAGGAATAAGAGTTGAAAGTTCTATAAAAGGACTTGTATCAACTGAACGAGCAGGACAATCATTAACCGTTGACTTGCTATTATTTGACGAGTGGGCGAGACACGATAACGCAGAAGCGGTATTCTCCGCTGCATATCCTACAATTAATAGACCGAATAGTGGTAAGTTTATAGGAGTATCGACAAACGAGAGAGGTTCGTATTTTGAAGAAATAGTAACAGATTGCTTAGATTCAAACGACTTAGGTTTTCATTTAATATTCCTATCTTGGAAAGCAGACCCACGAAGAACAAAGGAATGGCACGAACAAACTAAGAAAACATTAAAAAATACATGGATGTTAAACTATCCAGAGAAAATAGAGGATGCGTTATCAGCAGGAGAAATGACAGCATTTCCGGAGTTTTCAAGAGAAATCCATGTATGTGACCCGTTTCCAATTCCTGACCATTGGATTAAATGGGGAAGTGTCGATAACGGCTTAGGCGGACCAAGGGACCCGTTTTGTTGGTTTAAAGCAGCAATTAGCGAAGATGGAACAACTTACCTTTATTACGAATACACTTGCGAAAAAGGAAAGGGAGATATTGTTTATTATTCAGACCAAGCAAAAAAGTTTATGGATGATTGCTTAATCGACTTAACAGAAGAAGGAAAACAAGAAATTGAGAGCTTGCACTTAGGATATAACACTGATTCATTAGAATTTACAACTAAAGAAAATTTACAATATGTAGTATTTGGGTTAGACGCCTTCAATAAAGATACAGCAAAAGGCACAGGTAAAAGTTTAATGGATATTTATAGAGAAGCAGGGTTTAATTATCCAGCAGTAAGAGCAAACACAGACAGAAAGTTAGGAAAAGACATAATACATGAGTATTTAAAACCATATCCTAACGGAATTGACGGTAAAAAGACAGCTAAACTACAAATATTCAGCACTTGTAAATACATTATAAAGCATTTACCTAAATTAACAGTAGACCCTAACAATCCTGATGTGATAGCAGGAAATTCAGCAATAGATAATACAGCAGACGCATTAAAATATTTACTCATAGGAAGTCCAAGACACAATACAAAACCAATAGAACAACCTGAAAATATCATACAAAGGCACAAGCGTGAGAAAATAAAAAGACTTAAAAAAGGAAGAAGAAAAGGGATAATTAATTAGGAGGAAAACAATGTTTGGAGTAACAAATGTGTCGAATAGGCACTGTTCAGCAGTAGGTTGTAAGAAAAATGCAATATATGTAATAGGCAACACAAAACATAAGTACAACCTTAAAAATTTATTTGTATGTGACGAGCATTTAAAGGTTGTCTATGATGAACTCAAGCAAATGTACGGTGAGCCATTTAAACCTACCGTAGACGAACGAAATAGCGAAAGTGGTATAGACGGTCAAGAACTATTAAAAGATTACGTTAAACTCGTTTACGAGGCTAACGGAATGTTATCTAAAGCAAAGTTAATTGAATTTTGTAAAGACAACGGAATTGAAGTACCAGAAGAAGCTAACATGAAAAAAATAATGGAATGTATACTGCCAGAATTGGAGGAAGTATGAATATACCCGGAGTAGTTAGAATAGGAAGTTGTTATTATGATGTAGAATTTACTAACGACACTTTAACGGTAGACGGTAGAGAGGTAATGGGAGTTATTGAATATTACAATCATGTAATAAGAATTAAAATGGGAATGGGCGACGTTCAGCAACAAGAACAAACATTCTTACATGAATTAGTTCATGGCATAACAAGGGATAGAGGAATAGAATTAGGAGACCAAGAAGAAATTATAGTAGACAAAATTGCAAAAGGACTTCACCAAGTAATATTGGACAATCCTCGTATGTTTATGGATAAAAATGTAATTGAGTTTACGGAAGGAGAAGAAGAATGAATTTACCAAGAGCAGGAGTAAGGTCTGATTTCAGACGATTTAAAGAACTAAACAGCGAACTTGATGAATTAGAAGAAGAATTTTCTGCTTTAAAATTAAGCTTGCCATTACAATTAGGCGATTTACGAAACTTAGAAACAATAGCAACAAATTTAGTGGATGCAATAAATGAGTTATTAATGCAGATAAAAGAAAAAACTTCTTATGGAGTAGTATCAGGTTTAGAGGTAACGGCACAAGA